GTTTCTACACCAACTCCATCTACAACTGTAGATAAGGATGAAGATGATGCTCTTTCATATTTCCAGAAATTAGCAGAGAGTTAAGTGAGATATAATCAGATCTGTTTAACTCTTTTAGTTATAGCAGCGTATATTAACTTACTCAAATAGTCTGATATTATCAGCACGTTTCATGGATTCACTCACATACTGAGTGGATCCTTTTTTATATTGCATCATTTCTTCTAGATCATCAAAAACAACATTTAAATATATTGGTTTGATTAAAAATATTCTTCTCTTCTTATCATTAATGTCTTGCTCGTATTGATAATTGGTAACTGCTTTTGATACTGGATTAACTGTTACTTGTTCAGAGGTTAAAGATTCATGATAACTTACACTTTGAGCAGCACTTACTCTAACTCCCTTTGGAAATATAATAACACCACTACTATCTTTTACTTCAACAGATTCATAATGATGAATTGCATCTAGTTTTGCAACCGTTCCATACTTATCTAAAACATAACTCTCAAAAGATTGTTGAGATAATGGCCATTCATTTTGAATATTAATAATATTATTTGATAATAATACAACCCAATCTAGTTGAGCGTTACCATATACTATATTGGCAACATTATCTGGTCTATCATCACCTTTGATGTCATACTTCTCAAAGACAGTTAAATCTTGAAACAGATCCTCTCTTAACTTTCCTCTTTTAAAAAAGTTTTTTACTTGTGTATAGTTTGAAATAAATTGACCGTCTTTAGTGCGGTTAACATATTCAAAGTCTGGTATGTTTCGGAAATAATTTTTAGCCATATTAGAAACCTATTGATTCGTCTCTGTCTTGATCAAGTTTAGTATAATCATCATGATAAATTGGTTCTAATTCATTAAAGGAAAGTGTCATTTGATATGCAACCATAGATGAGTTTTCATATACTTGATAGTTACCATCTGGAGTGTAGTTAATACTACATCCAACTAAAGCACATTCTTTTATTTTTGGAAGGAAACTATGCTCTTGTTTTCGTGCTGTTAGATATCTTAATTTATATGTGTTTGGTGATTTTAAGAATACTTGACTTTCAGTTCTCTTCACTGCCATAGATTGTTTAAACATTCTAATTATTTTTTTTATCATTTCACTTTCTTCATAATCTCTAGGGCTCATCTTCCATGCTAATTGAAATGTTCTCATTGAAGGGCCTTTGAAAAGCAACTCCATATTAGGGTTTATTATTTTCCCAGTCGCCCTTGTTAAGATGCTACCACCTGTTGCTGCTTTAGCAAGTGCTCCTGCCACTCCTTCTTTTACATCACCAGAACCACTACCAATTGCATCAGCAAGACCTCCAAGACTATCTACCAATCCATCTATAGCACCATCTCCTTTTTGAACATTCTCAAAGAAGGTATTGGAAAGAGCAAGTTTTGCTGGATCCATTGTATCTTGATCCCAAGAAACGTTGTTGCTATCAAAAACGTTGCCAGGCACAGGTAGGAAAACACTACCTAATGTTCTAGATCTATATCCCTCTCTTTCACCAATTCCAAGAGTAGTTTTATCTCCCGATCCAGTTTTGTTTATTGGTCTTGGTTTATATTCTAACACTGATATCTGTAATTTATCTTGATCAATATTTGTTTTCAATGCCACTGGATAATAGTAAGTATAGCGTGATCCATATTTTTCTCTAGGTCTATCTTTTGCTTCATCTGCTAATGTTCTAAGACGTTGATTAGCACCAACAGATTCATCAGAGGGATTACCTTGATCATTTATTCCTTGACTTCTCGCAAGTTCTCTTATTGCTCCACCCTGTGTAGATAAACCACCACCTTTACCAAATCCTAATGTTCTAAAATATTTTACGATTGCATTTGCACTTACGTTATTAATTTGTGCATTAAAATTGCTAGACCTATTATTAAGATCATCCCAACTGGCATCAGGTAATACAAAACCTAAAGTTGTGTCTTCATCATCCATGTATTTTCTTTCCCACACTCCACTCGCACCAGGCCCTCTTGTTGCTGCGGTTGTCCACGTTGCTCCTGTTCCACCACCAGTGACACCACCATCTATGGCAGTGCGATCCACCTGTAAATTAGTAGTAAAAGAACCAGGCACTGCTTTTCCATTAGCATCATTTTTCCATGTGTTATTGGATCTATATGCTATTTGATATTTGGTTGCGTCGTCTTTCGTATAGGTTCTTACCCAACTAGAACTGTTAGCAGTTGTTGCCATTTAGAAGGTTTTTATTTATTTAGTGATAAACTTTGCATAAGGTATAGAAAGTAGGTCATCTAACTCAATAGATTTGACCATATACACTTGACCTGTGAGTTCCTCCCATGTGTAATTACGGGATGATTGCCAGTGAAAATTAATTCCCCTGAATCCCCACCTGAATAAATCTGTGACCGCCACTAGGGGATGTTGATCATATTGAACGTTAGGAGTCTTTGCATTATATACAAAGGTGTAATACTTTCCTACACTAGGTATTGCCTCTACAGTATTGTTTAATGCACCCATGATTTCTAACATCATATCTTCTGAATCTGATATACCGTTTAGTTTATCTTTGATTGGTTCAATACGATTATCATTAACTTCAGGTGGTCTTCTTTCTTTTTGATCTAAAGGAACAGGTTTACCAGTATATTGGCCAGGTTTGGTTGGGTTTTTGGCATCAATCTCTGCTTGAACCCTAGCAATTTCAGCTGGATCACCACCAAAGTTTTCTTTTTGCCAACTAAATTTTCTATCAACCATTACTTAATACCTAACTCATCCTCAGTAATTATCTTAAATTGAATCATACGATCCTCACAAAATTCTACTGCTGCTTTCCATTTTGCTTGATTGACAGCATAGGTTTGACACTCATAGAGATATGATTTAGTCATTCTCTTTCTTTTCTTAGGTGGTTGAGTTTGTTTTTTTGGTTTAACCTCGACCACATAATATATAAGGTCAAATGTATTTATAAATGGCTTCCATCCCACCACAGAGATTAACGGTAGATAAAATTGTAAGTGACTTGCTAGAGCCAGCAACCACCTCGTTTTATCAAGTTTCAATTCAAGATCCAAAACAATTGAACGAAAACGGAGACTCCTTTGCAGATTATCTTCGTAAACAAGGCCTTGGAATTTTATTTTCTCCAGGCCTTGATGGAACAAGAAGAGAGAAACTTCAATTATTCTGCTCAGAGGCAACCCTTCCAGGCTCATCAATGGCAACAGCAAACTTAGATAATGATTTTACGGGAGTGTCAGAAAAGTATGCTCATCGTAGAGTTTTTGATGAAGAGATTGGATTGACATTTTACTGTGATGCGAAAGAATATATACCAATCAGATTTTTTGAAGCTTGGATGTCATATATGACGAATGATACAAATGATAGACATAGTGGTGAATTTAATTATAGGATGAAGTTTCCTGCCAAGTATAAAGGTGGTTTAGAAATAACTAAATTTGAGAAGAACTTAAACTCGCAAGATCCAATTAGAGGTAGAACAAAACCTTTGACATATACTTTTATAGATGCATTCCCAAAAGCAATCTCAGCAATGCCTGTCACATATGATGCATCAGATCTATTAAAATGTAGCGTATCATTTTCTTACACAAGATATAGTGCGAAACCTCGTTCAGCAGCCTTAGATGAAACATTCGCATATTATGCTGGTCAGTTTGCTAATATTGCTGTAGATAAGTTAACTGGTATAGATTTACTGGGTGATGTTGTAGGTGGAGTTGTTCAGAGATCTTTATCTAATTAACCCTGCTATATAATATACTGAATTGCATAATAGGATATCATGCCTTTACCAAAAATTGCGA